TATTAAATTCTCAGATGCTAATACCTCTACAGAAAACGTAAACATAGGTGCTATTGGTACTAGTTTAGTTATGTGGACCAATAACACTGAAAGAGCACGTATAGTATCTGGTGGTAATTTTGGTATCGCTACTACAAACCCTCAAGCTAAACTTCACGTTGCAGGAACTACAAGAATAGATAATGCAGGGACTATTACTGGGGGTTCTATCACACCTGGTGGGGGTAGGGGAATTGATGCATTAATTACTAACACTGCTAACGATACGGATGCTTTGGGAATACCAGATGTTTGGTTAACAATAAACGTTAGTGGTACAAACTATGTATTCCCAGGATACACAGCATAATAATTTAAACTTGTCACTCAAATTTTTCTTTCATATATTTATAACAAAACTAAGCATTTAAACAATGGGATATTTAAATAACTCGGTAGTAACAGTAGACGCTATCCTTACAGATAAGGGTAGAGAGTTACTTGCTAAAAACGATGGTTCATTCAGAATCACTCAGTTTGCTTTATCCGATGATGAGATTGATTATACACTTTATAATCCAAGCAACCCTTCAGGTTCAGCATATTACGGACAAGCAATTGAAAACATGCCTTTGTTAGAGGCATTTCCACTTGTAACTCAAGAAATGAAGTATGTGTTAACTACACTACCTCGTGGAACCTCTAAGATGCCTGTTCTTGATCTAGGATATGCAGCAATTACTCTAAAACAAGGTGCTTCGTTAGCTATTACTCCCCAAACTTTAAATTATCTGGGTGGTAATTCAACATATGAAACCTCGGGTTACACTGCTACTATTTCAGATGTTAGAACTCTTAGCCAATTTAATGGTGTAGGTATTAATACTCCAGATGCTGCTGCTTTAAACTCAACTGTAACTATTGGAACTAACGTATCTAAAACAGTAATTGGTACTACAATTAACTTAACAGCAACTACTGTAAATACATTGTTTGGTTCAAATTCAATTCTACAAGCCACTCTAACAGTAGTAGGTAGAGATTCAGGTGCTCGTTTGACAATCCCAGTAACGATTACAAAACAATAAGATTAAGATATGTCATTTAAAAGATTAACCCCATCCGATTTCTTAGTCTCAGCTGATTCAATCACGGCTCCTTGTTGGACTAATAATGTATATAACTTAACTACGTTTTTTACTAGTTCAACTCAAGAAGCGAGCTCTCAAGGTGATTATGTATTAGCAGTTTACCAGACCGCATCTTCAGATGACACAGCCGCTATTCAATTCTATGTTGGATATTGTGATGCTAATGGTTCAGGTTCAACAGCTTATAACTCAGCTATTCCAAACCTTTCACCATCAAGAACACTTTATGGTCAATACAGAAACCTTGTTCTAGAAGATGAAAACTCATCGTTCATTTTTGGTGAAGTAACTAGTTCACAATTCTTTGCATTATCTGTAGAAAGAGCAGATTATAAACAATCACTATTCCCTGGTTCTTTGAATCTCACCCTTTCAGGATCAGCTGCAAACTCTACTATTGTATTAACTGATAATAGTAATGATGTATCTATTGTCCCTTACATCAACGGAACTAGAGTATATCAATTAATAACAGGTTCAAATGGTTCAGCCACTGCTACTCCTTCAGGAGCTACTACAGCAGGATATACAATTTCAGGTTCATATGGTTGGTTCATTCCGGATATGGGTACTATCCTATTAAATGCTAAGGCACTTCAATTACCTGTTGCTAGTGGTGGTATTGCATTAGCTCCTTCAACTGGTAGCTCAACAGTAACAAATGGTACTAACAATGCTCTTATGTACGCTACTATCAATAGAGGTAAAAGTTTCCAATTAAATTCCCAGGAAAACATTACCTCGGATTATGTGTTTATAAGACCACAAAACGCTGAATTCAACTATTCAACTAACCCATCGTTTATTTCAGGTTCAACTGGAGAGGTACTTTATCCACAGTTTATTAATAATCCACAAACATATATTACAACTGTAGGGATGTATAATGATGCAAACGAGTTGTTAGCTGTAGCTAAACTTTCTAGACCACTAGTTAAAGACTTCACTAAAGAAGCATTGATCCGCGTTAAGCTAGACTTCTAATGAATGAGTGCTTGGAAACAATTTTTAGCCTCTGATATAATTGTTAACCCGTTCGTGGTTAACAAAGGTTTTAACTTCCCATATGATCAATGGGCTACTGGTTCAGATGATCAAATAGTAGGTATTGATCGTTTTTTAGGTACTAATGCTAATTGGTTTAACGATCAATCAACTACAGGTACTCTAACCACCCAATATCAGGCTCTAGTTTACAACTCAGCTAAACAACTTTATTATTCAAACTTTTTATCTTCTAGTACAGGAGATAATGTAGCACAACCTGTACTAGTCCCAGGAGCAGGACCTTCAGGTTCAGGAGATGTGTTTATAGGGCAAGCTGAAAGCCCATTATACGATAACTTTTTACAAAGTACATTAACACCTAATAGATTTTGGCCTACTGCTTCAAATGCTAATATATTAGTATTATCTATCCCTTCTAAACTATATGGTGAATATATAGTACCTAACAGTTTCAATTGGTATTGTGGTACAGGAGGTGTAGAAGGGGCTATTACAGATGATGGACAGGGAAATCTACTTTCAGGAAGCACTAATATAGGCAATATAATCTATACTCATGGTTTAGCTATATTAACTACCCAAGATTCAATTTACGACGAGGATCTTTCATTTTGGTCCCAAGAAACAAATATGACTTGCTCATTTTCTTCTTCAATGACTATTTACGAGACACAATATAAGTGTACTATAAGAGAAAGTGAATTTAATTTCAGTTTAAATCCATCACTTCTATCAGGTTCAGATGGTTCAGTTTATAGTTTTGCGACTGCTTCATATTTTAGCCCTTACGTTACAACAGTAGGTTTGTATGATGAAATGCAAAATCTTTTAGCAGTAGGAAAATTAGCCCAACCCCTACCTACATCGGCAACTACCGATACTTCTATTCTTATTAACTTAGACCGATAAAAACATGTGGACTTATAAAAACGAACCTATGGAGGCACTCTCCTCCTTCCCTGAAGGGACCTTTGGTTTTATTTATAGGGTTGTTCATATACCAACAGGTAAAACCTATATTGGTAAAAAAGTTCTATTTCACCAAAAGAAAGTAAAACTCACTAAAAAGGAACTATTAGAGTATACTCACGTGGCTGGTAGGAAACCAGCATACAAGCTAGCTATGAACGAATCAGATTGGAAAACATACTATGGTTCAAACAAGGAAATTGTAGCTATGTTGAAAGAGGGTAAAAAAGATGAATTCAAACGTGAAATTTTACATTTGGCTCCCTCAAAAAAGTTATTAACTTACCACGAAACAAAATATTTGTTCATATATCAGGTATTAGAAAAACCAGAGGAGTTCTATAACGATAACATCCTCGGAAAATTTTTCACAAGAGATTTTGATATGTAAGGTACTTTTCGTATCTTACACAATATGGTAAATCAACTAGTTGTAAACGTAGTCAATTCCGTTTTAGGACCAGGCAAACCTACTGCTCGAGGTAATCAGGCTCATACCTGTCCTATATGTCATCACCATAAACCCAAACTCGAAATCAATTTTGACGAAAATTCAACTCACTATCAGAGTTGGCACTGTTGGGTTTGTGATTCTAGAGGCTCTAAATTACTTAGCCTATTCAAAAAGATAGATGCTCCACAAGACAAGATAATTGAGCTACGCTCACTTGTAGGAGCCACAAGACAAATCCTAGTTGATTCAAATTCCAGTAAGGTAGAACTCCCAAAAGAGTTTAAACCACTATCCGAGCTTACCAAAAACGATATTATTGGAAGACACGCTTTAAATTATTTAAAGAAGCGCGGTATTTCTAAACACGATATACTTAAATACAATATTGGTTATTGTGAAGGGGGCACATACAACAAAATGATCGTTATACCATCGTATTCTAGCGAAGGTAAACTAAACTATTTTGTTGCCCGTAACTTTGATCCTAAT